GCTCCGTGCTTATTTACTCCTATCCGAGAAAGTCTTATCGGATAGTTGTAAATAAACCTTTTGATGTCTTCCGACATCTTTAGGCCTGCATCGTCAGGGAAGTAATCAGGGACAAGCTTAACAGCAATGTCGTACTGATTAAACAATTCGCTAAGAACTCGAAAGAACTCTTTCTCATACACATACCGCAGGTCCCCGAAACACGTTATATATTTCGGTATAAGACCATTGGCAATTGTGTAGAGCCAGGGTTCAAGAGAACTTAGCTTATTGGAGGTGGGGGCCTTAAGATTATAAGGCCGCACGTCGTTGCCATGGAGGTAATCACCCCCACAGCTCTCCCGGAACCCTTCATCGCCAAAGAATGATTTCTCATAATTTGGTTTGAAGCCTACGCTTTCACACATTCGCATGAATGTGGGAGCAGCGTCTGTTGGCAAGATACAATCATCGCCGAAAACGGAACATCGAGTTATATCCTTCCATTCAGGAAAGGAGCTCGTTGCTCTGTCTCGTTCGAGGAGTGTAGCAGTGCCTAGGGACCAGAAGACGAGGGTCTCAAGCGGAAAAGTTACCGCGTTTCCCATTGTTGAAAACATGTTAAGCTTTACCGGAACATCGTCAAGAACGATGTAGGGCGAGCGAACCATGTCACAACAATCAAACCACAAAGGAGGTAGTAACCACCTAAGCAGATCGATACTCACACAATCTGAAGCACTGCTCCAATCAATCGTAGCCTCTTTCGAGTCTATCGATGCGATTCGAGCCCTTCGTTTGTGCGAAGTAGGTAGAGTCTCGACATCCAAACCGAACTTTTTCATTCGTGCGTACATCATAGCCATCAACCCCTGCTGGAAAAACATGTTCCCAGTAGGTTCGATCGCTATCATACGACGAATGGAGTTCGACTTCGGAACGGTAGTAGCTCGTGATCCTTCGACTATCCGATACCAACCCTGAACAGGGTTCGCTTTGTTAAAGTATAACATCGCAGAGTTTAACTGACTGTCAAACTCTCGGTAACGGTTAAGTAGAAGCGGAACTCTACTAGTAACAGTCCATGGCAAGGTCGACTTGGCTTCCAAAGATGTATCTGAGTAAGGTACACCCAAGGAAGTTCCAGCACCGTGTTTACAGTGTTGGAACCATTCGTCCTCGTCAAACGGTGTTAGCACCATGGATATTAACTCCCTAGCTCGGAGAAGGATGTTAGTCCTCTCTGAATAGGTAGTTCGATGCCGCACTTGGTCATCACTAGGAAGGTCAAGACCTTCTTTCGTGAAATCGGCCATGTGCTCGTTGACGAACAAGAATTTCAAGTAAGTCAACACATCGAGATCCTCGGTACTAGCCTGAGAATCGACATATTTC